TCTTCACCACCAGTAATTGTTGCTGTTGGGTTTGCACCAGTTGATGGATTAGCTGTTGTTCCACCACTACTATCATAATAGGTGTTATTAACACCAGCAAAAACCTTAATACTAGTAGGGTCTGATGCATCAACTGCCATTTGCATTACATCTAATGAACCTGAACTTGAACTGTTTCCAGTATTCCAAGGGTTAGAACCACTTGCAATCCAATTCTGTGTTGGATTAATATACCAACCATAAAAATCAGCTAAGTCTGTTCCTGCATCTGCTGATAAACTTCTGTCTGGATTTGCAATACCAAATGTAAAAGCATTTCCGTATGTGCCAACGATTGCCTCAATATAATATTTGTCTGCATTAAAAAATACTGAACTGCGAACTCCTCCATCATTACTTGATGTGAATTCTATATTTCCATTAGCAAGTGTCGTATTACTACCTTTGTCTAATGGATTTAAAACTGCAAAATTATTCGTAGGTGAGTCACTAACTTGGTCATTTGCGGCAAGTCCACTTGCTGTGTAATCATTACCATTACCTGATTCATCATCTCCTAAGTCAGCACTATCTCTACCATCAATATGAAAACCATTAGTGCCAAATGTCAGACCACTAACGTCTTTGGGAATCCATATTCCAGAACTATTGTATTCGCCGAAGCTAGATGAGTCTAGTGCAGTTCCATCAATGAATACAATTTCTGCAAGATAGCCATCAAAAAATCTTGTGTCTGTATCAACTGCAAAACCACCTACTCCGTGTTCTGTTGCTGTATTAAAATTAGGAACTGCATTTTGTGATGGATAAGTTTCAGTTCCAAAATCAGTTACTCTTGTACCATTAACATAAATTCTCATTCTTTCACTTGAAACTGCATTAGTTGTGTCCATTACACAAACAATATGATACCAAGCTGAAGTATCACGGAATAATTGTGTTGTTGCTAATTGCATATTAATAGAACCACCAGTTGAATTATAGAAAAAAAGAGAATCTTGAGTACCATAACCACTTGATTCAAAACGTATCTCTCCATAATTGCTTGTATTAGTCCCACCAGAAAACAAACTTAATCCATAATTACCTGCACCACCTAATCCAGCACCAATAGCTCCTCTTTTAACCCAACAAGAAAATGTAAATGTTTCTTCCGTACCAGCACTACCATAAGTTTTTTTTAGTATAGGTGAATCACCATCATTAAATCTAATTGACTGGTTTATTGCATATGTGGTTGTACCTGATCCACCAGCTCCACCAGCAAGAACATTATTTTGAAATACCATGTGTAACCTCTAACTTACGTTTAAACTCGCCTGCATATGTACACTTGAACTTGAGAACACAATGTAGTCTATACGATCGACGGCCGAAGCTGTCGTTGTAAGAGTGGGAGCCGTGCCTCCAACAAACTTATAGTTACCACCATAAGCTAACGTACGAGATCCAGTGCCATCCTGTCGAATAAAGAATGATCCTGTCTGTCCTTTTTGTACATTTGTTGGATTAACTAAAGTTCTGTTCCCACCAAGAACTACATCAAAGTTCTGACCACTATCAAGGTCCACAGTAATTGATGTTGCATCTGTTAATGAAACCACGTCGGCAACAGCTGCTTTTGTTAGTCGTAATTGTTTACCAAGTGAATCAACAGCACTAACGGATATAGCTGTTGTTGCAAATAGTTTATTTGTATCGGTAATTGAACTTGTAATACTTGTTGTGATAATTCTTGTAGCATCTACAGCTGTAGCTGATACCGTACCACCCACTGTGATCGGACCAACATCTCCACCTTCTGTAGATAAAGCACTAACACCTACAGGGTCAACGGCATTGTGAACATTTGTACCATCACAATAAATAAACTTTGAACCACCACGAGGAGCAATAACATCGGTTGTTGTTGCGGCTGTTTTTAATTTAACTGTATATGAACCACCAGTTGTTTGGTTATCAACAACATATAGTTTTTCAACACTAGGAATTACAATCGTTGAGTTTGATGCTAGTGTTCCTTCAATTCTTAATACAGCATTACGAGACTGGTCGGCTGCACCGTTACTAGCTGTTAATGATGTTGTGGCTCCTGTTGTACTAACAACGACTACACCACCAACGGCTTCGTCAACCATATCAATAACTTGTTGATTAAGACGATCACCCCAGGTGTTTGCATTTTCGCCGTCAGCTTGTTTCTCTAATCTGAGTCTAGTTGTATACGTACTGGGCATAATTAATTACTTCCTTTTACTAATGTATTATCGCCTCCAGCTGGTGAGGCATTGTTTCTCATATCATCCTGTCTTGTTCTTCTAGCTTCATTCAATAAGTCAGTAAAGGCTCGTTGATACTCTTGTTCCCAAACTTGAGCTGCCGAGTAGTTCTTCATGAACATACAAGCTTCCTTCATACTAGCATAAAACAATGCATTAGAACAATATTTGGTGAAGAAATTCTCTTGATGCACTGAGGTTGCTGCTGTCGGTTGGACAATATAAGACATTTCACAATCATAGGCCGATACAGGTGTAGGAGCTATCAGTAAATTATCAAAGCCAAAGTTGGCATAATACCTAGGCACTCCTGTACTTGTACGTTGTGGCCAATAGTCATTTAAATATTCATCAGTCTTTTGTAGTAGATTAATACGTGTACCATCAGACTTCAAAATATTTAAATTTTTAATGATTAATGTATTTAACGGTTTGGTAATAAACGGATCACCGATAACCATATTTGATGTTGCATATTGTACAACACCATATGAATCTATTTCTCTAGTTAATCTAGCTTCAGCTCTTTCTATAAAAGCTGGGATGTCACCAACAAACTCTGTGCTGGTATCTTCACTTGTTGTTTTAATTCTGCTTACTAATTGGTTGTATGTTATACTCATATCTTCTTAGCCTT